CATGGGCAGGTGGCGTATCAAACGAAACCACCAGAGATATTGTACAGTTTGAATTATTGGGTTCCCCTGATGATCCAGAAGCATTTGGATCCGGCGCAGTCCCAAGAAGTTGTATTATAAAAACAGAGCGCAAACCGGGCGTACCTAACGCAAAGAGCATGGCACTGATTAGACATGTTTCCGGGGGGAACTCCTCTTTATTTTTTAAGGCGTATGAGATGGGAGTAGATAAGTGGCAGGGAAGAAGTGTGGACTGCTGTTGGCTTGATGAAGAACCAAGTCGAGAGCTGTATTCACAGGCTGTAACACGAACCCTTGACCGGCGCGGAATGGTCTATATGACCTTCACGCCGGAAAACGGTATGACAGAAACAGTCGCCTCCTTTATGAACCGTTTACAATCCGGTCAATCCCTCACTAACGCCACATGGGATGATGCTTCTGAGAAGATCATGTCCATGAAGGGTGAGAGAGGGCATTTATCTGAATCTGTTATGGAACAGATCTTATCCTCTTATTCTCCTCATGAGAGGGAAATGAGAAGATATGGACGACCATCTATTGGTTCCGGTCTTGTATTTCCTCTTGGTGAGGAAAAGATCCTTGTAGAACCTATACCTATAGAGGATCATTGGCCCAGAATAGCAGCGATAGACTTCGGGTGGGATCATCCCACAGCGGTTGTCTGGTGCGCTGTAGATAGGGATACCGAAACATTTTATGTGTACGACTGTTACAGAGCTTCTAAAGCCTCACCGTCCGTACATGCTGATATAATAAAGTCAAGGCCGCATTTTATACCCATAGCCTACCCACATGACGGCAATCGCAGGGATAGCATGGGAAATCCGGGCTTGGCTGACCAGTATAGAAATTTAGGTTGTAATTTTCTTCTGGATCATTTTACAAATCCACCGGCTCTTGGCGTTAATAAGGGGTCTAACAGTATCGAAGAGGGTTTGATGGCTATGCTACAATTAATAGAAGCCGACAAATTTAAAGTGTTCTCAACCCTTTCCGATTGGTTTGAGGAGTTTAGAATGTATCATAGGAAGAATAATAAGGTGGTTCCTATAAGGGATGATCTTATGTCTGCGACAAGATATGCATTTCAATCACAGCGTTTTGCAGTTTCCGGTAAAGACCCGGAATGGACGAAAGACATCGAATATAGGAATTATGGAATAGTTTAATGGCTAAAGAGAAAATTACAGAAGAAGAACTAGTTACTAGAATCCGGGGTGAGATTACAGACTCTCTCGGATACATGGGTGATACGATATCTCAGCAAAGAGAACAAGCCATGCAGTATTATTATGGCTTACCCTTTGGAAACGAAGTTGATGGTAGATCCCAATATGTAGACTCCACCGTTCAGGACACCATTGAGTGGATTAAACCTTCCTTAATGAGAGTATTTGCTTCCGGCGATGAGATGGTTAAATTTAATCCTCATGGTCAGGAAGATGTGGCGATGGCTCAACAGGCCACAGATTATGTAAACTATGTATTCACTAAAGATAATCCCGGTTGGGAAATTCTTTATTCGTGGTTCACGGATGCTCTATTAAGCAAGAACGGAATAGTCAAGGTATGGTGGGATGACTATGAGGAAGAGAAGAGAGAGGAATATCAGGGTCTTGATGACTATTCTTTTGAATACCTAATCAACGCTCCAGATGTTGAAGTTGTAGAACATACAGAATATGAGGACGTTGAGTACGAGTCCCAAGAAATTATAGAAGAACCCGGCATGGTTGAAGAACAGGCTACTATGGCCGGGAGAATGCTGCATGATGTTGTAATAAAAAGAAAGTCTTATAGCGGAAAAATTAAAATAGAAAATGTTCCGCCTTCTGAGTTTCTTATCTCAAGAGAGGCAAAGACTATACAGGATGCAAGATTTGTTTGCCATCGTGTTGAAAAGACTTTATCAGAATTAAGAGAGATGTACCCGGATCAGGATCTTGATCCAGAAAGTCTGGGGGGAAGCGATTCTGACATGACTTCCTTCTCGGCGGAAAGACTTGAGCGTTATGCGTTTGATAAATCCGCACGTTATTGGGAAGGTTGGGGCGGAGAGGAATATGGAGAGGAAGGACTAAGAAGGTACTGGCTGCACGAATCATTTCTACAGACAGACTATGATGGGGACGGAATTACAGAATTAAGAAAAATATGTACCGTTGGTTCAACTGTTCTACAGAATGATGAAATAGATTCTATTCCTTTTGTATCAATTACCCCTGTAAAGATTCCGCATAAGTTCTTTGGGTTATCCATAGCTGATCTTGTTATGGATCTTCAGCTCATGAAGAGTAGCTTAATGCGTAACCTCATGGATAATATGTATAACCAGAATTATGGGCGGTTTGCCGTTTTAGAGGGTCAGGCTAACCTTGATGACCTTCTTACGCAAAGACCCGGCGGTGTAGTTAGAGTGAAATCACCTCAAGCCGTGATGCCCTTGAATACTCCTCCTTTGGAGCCTTACACTTTTCAGATGCTTGAATATCTCGATAGTGTAAGAGAATCAAGGGCGGGTGTATCCAGAATGTCTCAAGGTCTAAATGAGAATGCTTTGACATCTCATACCACAGCAACAGCAGTTAATGCGGTAATGGGTGCGGCACAATCAAGAGTTGAGTTGGTGGCAAGAAATTTCGCGGAAACCGGTGTAAAAGATTTGATGATTCAAATATATACCCTGCTTTACAAGAACCAAGATAAGGAGCGAGTAATTAAACTCAGAAATGAGTGGATTCCTGTAAGGCCAGATGTATGGAAGGATAACTATGACTGCACTGTATCAGTAGCTTTGGGAAGTGGAAACAAAGATCAGCAGATGACCCACCTTTCCCAAATGATTAATTTCGCATCCCAAGCAATGTCCGGCGGATTAAAGATTGTTAATGAGCAGAATATGTACAATCTTGGAGCGGCTCTAGTTAAGGCTATGGGCTTCCAAAATGTAAATGATTACTTAACAGATCCTTCACAAATTCCACCACAACCAGAACAGCCTTCACCTGAACAACAAACAGAAATGATGGAGGCTCAAGTTAAGCAGGAAGAGTTAAAGATTAAAGCCGCAGAAATGCAGTTAAAGGCACAAAAGATACAGCAGGAATATCAGAAATTAGCTGTTGATGCCAACCTAAAGCAACAGGAAATTAATCTCGAAAGAGAACAAAAACGAGCCGTAGCAATAGGAGCCACATGAGCGATTTTCTAAATGATGAAAGAGCAAGACACGCAAATAACTTATTACAAAACGAATTATTTATAGAGTCATTTGACGTTCTAAAAGAAGATTTAATGAACCGTTGGAGTCATAGCGGTTCAACAGAATCGGAATCCAGAGAGTCAATCTGGTTAGCGATGAGATTGCTTGATAAGCTTCATAGCCATATAAAGTCCATAGTTGAAACTGGACATATGAATGAAGCCTTGAAAAAGCAGCACCCGTTCATCTAAAAATTAAGGAGTAAATTATGGCGGATACGCAAGAAGCCCCGCAATTAACCGGCGATAATATGCCGGGCAGTATTAGAGAAGCACAAGAGGCATTACTTGGAATAATGGAGCCTGAAGGGGTCAAACCACAAGAAGAGGAAGCCGCACCTACGGAAGAGGAAGAGTCTACTGAAGAAATTCAAGACGAATCATTTGAAGAGGGTGATCAGGAGATGGAAGCATCCGATGATCAAACCGATGACGAAGAAGTTGAAGAACCTGAAAGCGAAGAGCCGGATCTATATGCTGTAACTGTAGACGGCGAAGAACATGAGGTCACCTTTGATGAGCTTCTGAAAGGCTACTCACGCCAATCGGATTATACAAAAAAGACGCAACAGTTGAGCGGAGAGCGCAAGCAAATGGAGGAACTTCATCAGAAGTACACCTCTGAGATTGGGCAAATTCAACAGGAGCGTCAGCAGTACATGGATTACTTGAATCAAATTGTTGATCAGTCCATGAGCGGTTTAGATAAATATGCAAATGTAGATTGGGATGCTTTAAAAAATAAAGACCCAATTGAGTATATAACTAAACGAGAAGAGTATAGGCAGTCACAGGAAAAACTTCAGTCTATGAAGAATGAGCAAGCGCAAGCTCAACATAAGTATGCAATAGATATGAAGCAAACTCAATCTGAAATGGTTCAACAGGAGCATAAAAAGCTAGTTGAAGCAGTACCAGAATGGGGGGATCCTGAACAGCAAAAAACTCTTTCAAGCTCAATAAAAGAATATGGATTGAGTCAGGGTTTCAGCGAAGAAGAATTAAATTCTTTGGTCGATCATAGATCGGTACTTGTTTTAATGAAGGCCGCTAAATTAGATAAGATGGAAAAGTCTAATGTTAAAGCCAGAAAACTAAAAAACAAACCGAAGGTGATTAGACCGGGTAAGGGAACCTCTCAACAAAAACAATCAAAATCTAAACGAACTGCACAAATGAAGCGTCTTCAGGATACAGGACACGTTAAAGATGCGTCCTCACTATTTGAAGATTTCGTCCAAATGTAATTAGGAGAAATATTATGGCAATTCCAGCGAATACTAGGGAAACCTATGGTGCAGTAGGCATCAGGGAAGACCTTAGTAATATCATATATAATATTTCGCCAACTGAGACACCCTTTCTGAGTGGTTGCGGTCGTGAGACTGCTGATAACACTTATTTTGAGTGGCAGACGGATGCATTGACGGCAGCGGCAGCTAATAGAGCCACTGAAGGAAATGATCCAACCTCTGTTGCTGTAAGTGAGCCTACAAGGGTAGGGAATTACACCCAGATCTCCGTGAAAGCGGTGCAGACGAGTGGAACAGCAGAGGCCGTAGATTTTGCGGGCAGACGCAGTTCACAAGCGTATCAGTTAGCGAAACGCGCCAAAGAAATGAAGCGTGATATGGAAAAGATGTTGATGGACAATGTAGCACAATCCGCAGGAGCTGGCCCAAGTCCCGGCCCCGCCACAGCGAGAGCAACTGGCGGTCTAGGATCATGGGTAGCGACTAATTACCATTCTCTTGGAGGAGCGCCTTCCCCACCGGGGTTAGGTTCTGCATCAAGTGGTAATGGTACGGATACTGCTAGTGATGCTACATCAACAGGCACTTTAACCGAAGCCGGTATGAAGACTGTTATCAAAGAATGCTTTGATAGTGGTGGCACACCGGATACCATTCTTGTTGGATCTTCCAATAAGCAGGTAATCTCGGCATTAACACAAACGGTATCAAGTCTGCGTACAGATGCGAATAAACAGTCACCAGCCCATGTGGTTGCTTCTGTTGACGTATATGTGTCAGATTTTGGATCGTTTAAAATAATTCCAGATCGGTTCCAGAGAGCTAGAGACTGTTGGTTTATTGACTTTGATTTTTGGGCTGTGGCGTATCTACGTCCTTTCCAAACTGAAAGTCTGGCTAAGACAGGAGACAGTATAAAGCAGATGATAGTGGCTGAATACGGACTCATGTCTAAGAACCAAGCAGCTAATGGCTTCTTAGCAGACGTATAGGTGTTATAGTAGTGGGGGCGTAACAGCCCCCGTCTACTTATGAAAGAAAATATAAAGGATTATTTGTTCCATAAAAAGGGATTTCTGGATAAGGATTTTTGTAAATCTACCCTAGAAGTTCTCAAAAAAAGCCGGTGGGAAGAGCATGATTTTACTGGCTATGAAAACAATGATCCTGAACATGGGTTAGGATGGCAGAGAGAAGTTAAGTCAAAGCCTTCTGAAGATGCAGAGCCGGAATTTATAGGGCTTACAAGTCTTGCTTGGAAAGAGGATCTTGCAAAAATAAACAACCTTATTATTAGTAAAATGTCTTCTGCTCTAACTGAGTATGTAAGAAGTTTTGGTTATAAGTGGTTTGATGGCTGGAATGGGTATTCAGTTATTAAGTTTTTAAAGTATGCTGAGTCACACCAGATGGCGGAACACTGTGACCATATCAGTTCATTGTTTGATGGAAATGTAAAGGGAATACCAATGCTGTCTGTTGTTGGGCAACTAAATGAAGAGTTTGAAGGCGGTGAGTTTGTAATGTGGAGAGATGAAGTGATTCCCTTTCAGACTGGAGACTTGATTATATTTCCATCTAACTTTATGTATCCGCATAGGGTAGAGCCTGTAACTAAAGGAGTTAGATATTCTTATGTCTCTTGGGCCTACTAATTTTAAAATAATAAGGGGGTTATTAACTGGTGAACTGTTGGATTTTCTTGGCGTATATGCCTTTAACAAGGCGACACTTCCTGATGCCGTACCTACCAAAGAGCTACACGGGTTTGTAGACGAGCAGATCCCAAACACACCAGCATGGCATAATGACTTAGCCATGAAAAATTTAATGTGTTATTTATCTCCAGATATGGAAAAACATACTGGTGTAAAACTAATTCCAACTTACTCTTATTTGAGAGTTTATAAAAAGGGTGATGAGTTAAAGAGGCACACCGATAGAAATAGCTGTGAGTTTAGTGTTACTTTAACTTTAATGCGTGAGCCCAATGAAGAGATATGGCCCATTTATTTAGAGACAGATATAGCACATAAAGTGGAGCTAGAAGAAGGAGATGGTTTAATTTATAAAGGTATTGAAAGCCCTCATTGGAGGGATAAATTTGAGGGCAGCAGATTAGCCCAAGTATTTTTACATTACATAAGGAGGCAGTAATGGGAAAGAAAAGAGTTGAAGGGCCAATTAATTTAACTGACCCAATTAGAACCGGAACAAAAGATAGTGGCTCTTCCAGTATAGAGCAAGTAATCAAATCTTTAAATTCAGGAAAAAGCGGCTATAAATCTCCGGGAAATAGTATAAAATATGAGGTAAAAAATCCTCTAAAATAAAGGAGCTATTTTGTTTGTTTACGCAAAAACACCTACTATTGTAGTGGTAGATGGAGTTGTTACACCAGAAGAATGTGATTCTATTATTTCTCATACAGAAGGAAAGTTAGAGAGGAGTACAGTTGCAACTGATGAGGGTTTAGTATCAGATACAGCAAGAACCTCTCATGGAGCATGGCTTCCACACAATGATTTTCCTGAGATTACTCAAAGGATATCTGATATCACGGCAATGCCTTTAGAAAGGGCGGAGCCTATCAATGTTCTTAGATACAATCCAGATCAGGAATATAAGCCTCATTATGATGCTTTAGATGGAAAGCATTTAGAAAACGGAGGACAGCGTTTACTAACCTGTCTTGTTTATTTAAACAATGCCGTAGGTGGCGGAACAGCATTTCCAAAGTTAAATATTGTAGTTGGGTCTATAGGCGGGAGATTATTAATGTTTAGCAATGTAGACGAAAATAATGATCCGCATGAACTTTCATTACATCAGGGGCTTCCGCCTCATGATGGGGAAAAATGGGTAATGACATTATGGTTTCGGGAAAAAAAGATCAGTTAGAAGCGTTTATAACCAAGCAGATGAAGGCTCAAAAAATAGCGCCTAAACCAAAATCAAAACCAAAAACCACTATGGAACATTTGGAAGCATGGAATGGAAAGAGTGGTGGAAAGGTGGGCGGCAGAGGTTTTCTAGGTGGCTAAAAGAAAATTATTAGATGTAATGCCTTACAGATATCAGGAGTGGGTTGATGAGCCCGATGGTACGGTTTCTATAACAACCCATCAAGATGTAGAACCCACTATAGAGCAAAATAAAAAAGAATATAATGATTATGGAGACAAACTTTCTCTTGGCAAGAGAGGAGATTTTCATAAGGTTGCTTCTATTCCGTTTACGATATGGGAGCAATGGAAAAAAGAAACCGGCAACGCGGTTGAAAGAGATCCAAAATTATTAGCAAAATATTTAAATGACCCTGATAACAAATTTTTTAGGACGGCCCCAACGAAACTATAGAGGAATACAAGATGGATTTATACAGATTAAATAATTTTAACTATACGTTTACTGCTACTGACAGTTCGGTATTATTGAGTGATTCTATATCTGCACAATGTAATGCAATTATCATCAACGCAAGTGAACCTGTATTTATTAAAATAACAAAACATGGCGATGCAGCTACGGCTGGCTCTTGTGGCTATTTTATAAAAGATTGGCCTCATTATGTGCGCGTTAGTGGCGGAGATCAAGTTGCAGGGCTAAGAGCAGGATCAAGCAACTCTGTCGTATATATTACTGAATTGACTGAATGAGAATTTCTGACCCAGATATTTATAGACTTGCAAATAAATTGCATTCTATAACAACCTCTACAACCTCTACCGAAATGGCAGAGGCGGTTGGCTCTGGTATTGATGCTGTAATGATAACAGCTACAGAAGACGCTTATCTTGCGTTTGGTGGAGAGGTAGAGAATGTCGCATGGAGCGCAGTAACAGGAACCTGGGCAGAACAAACAAACTCGTGGAAAGAATACGATCCTGTTGGTGAAGGTTATCAAGAGAAAGATTGGCCTACTTATTGGCGTATTAGTTCGGGGCAGAAAGTATCCGCTTTACAGGTATCTGCTGCTGGAACAGTATACATTGCGGAGATGACAAGATAATGGCCATAGGAACTTATGCGGAACTTCAGACTGCTGTAGCCAACTGGTTAGACAGATCTGATTTAACTGACAGAATACAAGAATTCATAGACTTAGCTGAAGCAAGAATAAATCGTAACTTGCGCCTTCGTCTTATGGAGACAACTGCTACTGGAACTTTAGTAGCGGGAACTAGAGATTATGCATTACCCACAGATTATATACAGGCAAGAACATTCCATTTGACTCTTGACCCTATAGTTCCATTAGCTTATGTTACACCAGAGATAATGAATAGGATATGGGCTGGATCTACTGGTGGAACTCCAGAGTCATTCACTATCATTGGTGAAAACTTTAGACTTGGGCCGTCACCTGCAACTGCTGACGGTTATTCTATGCTGTATTATAAACGGATACCTGCATTAACTCCTGCTGCTACAACTAATAGTATGCTTACATATAATCCTGATATATATTTATATGGATCTCTATTAGAGGCAGAACCATTCTTAATGAATGACCAGAGGGTGCAGTTATGGGCTACAGCTTACAGACAAGCTGTAAACGATTTACAAGTTCAGGATGACAAAGATCGTCACTCTGGTTCTGAGCTAAGAGTAATGAACACGAGTGGCTATTATTAAGGGGATTAATCATGGGATTAGAAACAGCAACATATATTAGCCAACTAGTTGATACGAATCCAACATCTAGCGATCCTGTATCGCAAGGAGACGATCATCTTAGGCTAATCAAAGAAGTATTACAAGCACAGTTTACCACTCTTGGTGCAGCAGCAGTAACTACAACTGCAGCAGAACTTAACTTACTAGATGGCGTAACAACTCTTGCTCCAGAAGGGACAGCGGTATTATCTACAGGGGAAACGGGTTCTACAAAGTTTCTTAGAGAGGATGGAGATGGAACGTCTTCATGGCAGACTGCATCAGGAACCACATACACAGCAGGTGATGGCCTAGATCTAACAGGTACAGCATTCAGCACAGACCTAAAGTCTAATGGTGGTTTAGAAATTGACTCTACAGAACTAGCTGTGGCTCAAGGAATATCACAATATGATGTAGCACAGTTTGCCGCTGGCGTTGTTGATGACGATTTCTTGAGGATATCTACCACTTCAGTAGAGGGAAGAAGCGCATCCGAGGTTCTATCAGACATTGCTGCCCTACCTCTCGCTGGCGGTACTATGACTGGAACAATAGCCGCCGATGACCAGCAGATTACAAAACCAAGACTTACGGATTATTCAGAAACAGTTGCCGCAGCAGGTTCAAAAACTGCCGCCTTCAATCTTGATTTAGAAAGCGGAAATGTTCAGA